GTTTGGATTATAACCCTACAACTCTTGCGGCTAAAGGGCTTTTGATTGAGAGTGCGGCTACCAATTTAACTAAGCGAAGCGATAACGCATTTTCAAACGCATACTGGAATACAACATTTTCAAACAATGTGACTGCGGTTGATTCTGCGGTTACAAGTCCTACAGGCGTTGCACTGACCGCAAGCACACTTACAGAAAATGCGGGTGCATCTGTTACTCGTCATATACACCAAACAACAGGTGAGTTCACGCCAACAGTCGCAACCCCCTACACGATGAGCGCATGGGTAAAACAACCCGCAAGTGCAGCGGTTCGATATGTGCAACTTACATTTTTTACTGCGGGATTTGGCGCAACTGCCTACATGAATTACGACATTCAAGCGGGTACTGTTGGCACTGGCGGCGCGGCTATTACAGCGTCAACAATCACCGCATATCCGAGCGGTTGGTATCGCATCACAGCAACAGCACCCGCAACCGCTACAGGATCAAGTGGGTTTCAACTAGGATTTTCAACCACATCCAGCGCAGTTAGAACAGAGTCCTACACAGTCACGGGTGGAAGTGAAAAGGCTATTTATCTTTGGGGCGCGCAAGTAGAGGCAGGTAAAGGTGCAAGTTCCTACATTCCTACGGTTGCAAGTCAAGTAACAAGGGCGATAGATAGTTGTACCTTTGCTGTTACCCCTGCAAACATTAGTTTGCAATCAGCACCGCCTGCAACAATATGTTATTCAGCAAATGTACACGCAATTCCAACAAGCAGTTTCCCAACCATAATTGGTTTTCAAGATAGCGGTGGAACTACGCAAGTATTTAGATCACAAATAAATTCAACAACAAGTAATTATATAACTTGGTTACCAACAGGTGCTGCATCAAACCAAGCCAATGAAATTACATATTCAACTTTAGCGCAAGGCGTTAGTTTTAAAGTAGCAACTTCTATTACAAGCACTTTTGTTACAGCAAGCCGAAATGGAGTCGCAGCAACTCCCGTATCGGTTGGTGCAACATATAGTTTTGGTACGCCTGACAAAATTGCTATTGGTATTTTGGCGAGCAATGCAGCGTTCACCATTGCAAATTTTAAATTCTTTCCAAGTGCAAAATCTCAAGCAGAATTGAATGCGTTATCAACATGACCGATTATTTCCTACGCACAACCACCCTATCCAAAATGCAAGCAAGTTTAATTGCGGCGGGCATTGCTATCAAAAATGAGGACGGCGAAGTTGTTGGTCAATGGGACGGCGGGCGCGTAGACATTGATTTCATCGGAGTTATTTATTTTGAGGGTGATGTAGTTGATTCACGCTACCACGCCAACCTACGCGTAAGCGGTGGCAAACTGACGCAAGACCAACTAGACGAACTCCCGATCCTCAACCCCGCACCGACAACTCCGATGAGGGTATTCGCATGAGAGTCAACACCACGATCACAACCGAACCAAGTTTCGAGCCAGTGTCGACTGCGCAGGCCAAGGCCCACCTTCGCATATTTCACAGTTTAGACGACACCTACCTGGCTGCAAGTAGCGGCGGGTCGACATCCGTCATCACGACGGCTCGACAGATGATTGAAAATTATTGTGGAATTGCAATTCCAAATACCACATTCACATCTGTCTATGATTCATTTCCTGCGAATACTTCAATCAATAATTCAAATGGAGAAGTATTCAACGGATCATCCTACGAGATCGCACTGCCGCGCTCGCCATTGGTCAGCGTGACGAGCGTTACCTATGTTGACGCAGCGGGTACGACGCAGACGCTCTCAGCGTCAACCGATTACACGGTGAAGTCCTACAACGGAATTGGTCGCATTCAATTACTTGACGGCAAGTCATGGCCATCACTTATCGGTGGCGGCGCAGGAGTCGTCACAGTTGTTTATGTAGCGGGTCACGGCTCTAGTGCAACTGCGATCCCTGTCGCCCTCAAGCACGCCATTCTGATGCAGTGCTCGACGCTCTACGATTACAGATCTACGCTTTCACCAGGTCAACAATTTGAAGTTCCAAAGACTATCACCGCTTTGATTGCTCAATATAAGAGCGGAGAATATCAATGAACAGCGGGATGATGCGAACACCTATGGTGATCGGCGCACGCACACAGACGCTGACTTCCTTTGGAACACCGACTTATACATACACGGCTGGCGACACCATCTTCGGCGAGATCAAAGACTCGAGCGCGGTGGAGAAGACCAACCACATGGCTCTCAGTCAGGTCGTGACGCATCAGATCACAACGAACTTCTATCCAGGCATTAAGCCATTCGACCGCTTCACAGCAAGTCTGAGTCGCGGAACAAATGGCACAACGATTTCCACCACATTTGAGATCGTCTCCATCGTCGACTATAAGTCAGCAGGTCACACACTCACAATGCAATGTCGAGAGGTGCAGTGATGACAATTCGCAGAGATGTTCAAGGATTCAAGCAGTTCCAAGAAGGAATGCAAAAACTTGCAGTGGATCATCTGTTTGAAATTCTATCTCGCGCCGAAAAGAAAGCGATGGAGCCAATGCGCATTACAGCCGCACGCTACTACGCAACGAAAGTCGGAAAATGGGATGGTCAGCAAACTGAGGCGCAAGCGTCGTGGCGGTGGGCGGGTGGTTGGACAAGCGGTTGGACTGGCAAGCGCGTAAAAGGCAAGCGAGATGTAGTGCATCCGCAAGGCGAGAGCCGCATGCTGATTGCTCAAAATATTCTAAAAAACAAGATTAAGCCGCGACCAATTCGTGGAGGATTATCTGTGTGGGCCAAGATGTTTGGATCGACACAAAACTCCTGGCTTATCGAGTTCGGCCGTTACAAGGATCCAGCGCGAGCGTTCACAGGTTGGAGAATTTTCAGACAAGTGTTTGAACAATTATCGTTTAGCGTCGAGGTCTCATTGCGAGACGAAGTTCGCGCTGGTTTAAAGCGATGGGAAAATGCAATGGCAAAGAGGCTAAAGAATCCATGAAATTCGTTGAAGCCATCCATCTTGCTTTACAACAGGCTCCGAGCGTAATCACGGCTCTTGGGTCTTCTACCAAGATCTTCCAGTCATTTGTGACGCCAGCGACTGCAATGCCGTTTATTGTCGTCAGCGCACAGAACGACGACGCAGCAAGTCAAACTCTTGCAGGAGCAGATCGCCTTCGGGTCGCCACTATCGTCGTTGATTGCGTTCACTCCTCGCTCATATCTGCGGCAAACATTGCAGACCGCGTGCGGGTCGATCTATACGCGGCAAAAGGATTGCTTCCAACTACGACGAATAGCCCGATGACGATTCAAAGTATTCGCATCGATGGAACAAATATGAATTACGACATGGGAAGCGAAGGAACCGAACTTGGTGCTTTCGTTTGCAGCGTTACTCTGAAAATTTACTATACGGCATCGGCTCCATCACCCGTCGCGTTGACGGATGGATCCGCGCCATAACACAGAAAGAATAATCACATGGCAGTTTCAGTAGCAAACGGAGGAACAACTCTCTCACTAGGAGCAACTCCAACACTTATTGGAGAAATTACTTCGCTCAATGTTTCTGGTTTTGGATTGTCAGCAGTTGAATCGACAAATCTTGCAGCAACTACAAAGACTTTCTTGCCTGGAATTATTTCACCAGGCACGATTTCTTGCGATTTCAATTCTGACGGTGCGAATACTGGTCAAGACTTGATCAAGTCCACAGTCACCTCACGCGCTGCTATTGCGTTTGTAATCGCAAGCGCAGACGGTTCTACATTTTCTGGCTCCTCAATCATCACAGGCTACGACTACAAAGCCGCTGTCGATGGAGTCATCACAGGATCCGTGACTTTGCAAATCACAGGCACACTCACCATCACCTAATCGAGAACCCACATGTCAATTCGAGAACAACTACTTGCGCTCAAGATTCCGACCGCCACCGTCAAGGTTGCGGGCATCGATGGTCTCGTCTCTCTTCGCGGTCTCACGGCTGGCGAGCGCGATCAATGGGAGCAATATGTTTACTCGGAGCGTGATATCAAGAAGGGTGTGAAAAATATCAGGGCCAGTCTCGTCGTTCGTTGTATTACCGATGAGACTGGCTCTCGATTGTTCACAGATGATGAGATTGCAGAAATAGGCGCAATGCCTGCGAGCGTGATCGACAAATTGTATGAGCACTGCCAGCGTCTATCTGGTCTCGGCGCAAAGGATGCAGAGGAACTCGAAAAAAACTGAGAAGCCGCAGCCTGAGGCTGTTCATGTTCACGCTTGCGGCTGAATTGAAAATGACTGTTGCTGAACTAGGAAATCGAATGTCAT